CAGCCATGTTGACCTCCTTAATATACTGAGTATTCTAGCTCTACTGTAAACCTACCTGCTGTGATATCCGCGTTTACTGTTGTAGTGGCTCTAGCATATAGATGCACATTTGCAACAGCCGCCGTTATATTTGGCACGAAGATGTGATAGTTACCTGCTGAGTTATTGAAGTTAATATCTATCTCTGTAATGGACTGCGTGGCACTTAGCTGTTCGTGGAACGCAGTTACACCTGCACCCACAATCTCTGTACCTGTCACACCTGCATTTGTTGCTGTACCAGATGTTGCACTTAACGCTAGGTTACCTGCAAGTGTTTGACCTGCTGCTGTAGTAATCCCAATTAACGCTCTGTGTACAAATATCTTTGATGGTGTCACCAAATCATCAGGAGCATCTACGTTTAGTGTTCCTAATTCTACAAGGCAGTCACCGTCTGCATATGCGGTTGCAGCAGCATTTGTGCTGGCAAGAGTTCCTGCGAAAGACTGTATCTTTCTAGTACCCATAGATATAAGTTGACCTGTTGAATTAACAGAAAAACCTGTCTCCGTAATAGTACCTGAAGTTGCGTTTTGATTTATTGTTTTAAATCCACCAGTTGATCTAACTGGTCCTGAAAAAGTTGTATTGCCCATGATTATCTCCTTGTCGTGGCAAATGTCAGCTTACGCTGTCAAGGTGAAATTAAAAGAGGGCGATTTCTCGCCCCCTCAGTTTACTAGCTTAAGCGGCTCCTGTTGTTCCGAAAATTCCAAGAGGATCAGACACACCGAAAGAATATCTTTCTCTCGCTTTGTATCTTACGTTTCCTGTATTGAAATCACCGTCCATACCAGTAGCCATAGGAGTTCTAACGAAATGCTTCATTCCGTTAGGAACATCTGTGATTAAGAAGAAAGCATCGGTATCTGTTAGATAATGATTAACTCTAAAGCCCTCTGGAATAGACCCATTAGACTTGATAGCGTTTAGATCGTTATCAGCAGTTCCTGTTCTCAAATCTGTTTGCAACAATCTTGTTGCTGTAAACATCAATGCAGGAGGTACGATTAGCTTCCTTGGTTTTGCTGCAATCAACAGTCCTCTTTCATCTACGAAAGCTGCAATGTCGATTACTGCTTGCTCAAGAGATGTTTCGTTGAGGTCTGATGCTGTAGATAGTTGGTTCCTATTGTTACCGCCTGCCACTGTTGGGTGGGCTGAACTAAATAGAAATGCACCATCACCAGATGTGAAAGTATCAAAACCAGTATTTAGAAGTGCTGCCGCCTTGGTTTGCTTTGTATAAGCCATACCTCTTGCAAGAGCCTTTGTATAACGTGCTGATAGGCTGTCATACAAATTGTCTTCCATAGCTTCCTCTGTAATAGAGAAACCCATAGCCACTGTCTCGTGATTAAAACGAGCAGTGAATGACTCTTGGGCAGTATCATATGAAATGGAAGCACCTTCCTGCTTAACAGGAGCTGCACCAAACCCACTGAGCTTTACTTCTTCTTCGAAACTTCTATCTGAGTTCTCTGTTTCGTAAATCTCTGCGTGTTCATTTTCATAGTTTTCATACTCTAGTCCGAACAATGCGTTAAGACCAGGTAGTAGCTCTTTTAAGAGCTGCGCTCTACTTATAACCGCCATGATTAACCACCTCCTGGTGCATTGCCAGACACTACGCCTACGCCTAATTGATGCCCTGTGTTGAATTTACAAAGCATTATAGGAAAGTTTGACCCTTTTTCGTCACCATCGTGACCTCCAAGAAAATCAACTATTCTCACAGGAAGTGCGGCTGTAACTGCTGTTGTGCTAATATCTAAACTAACACGAGATATTCCAAGAGTAGCATTTGATGCTGTTTGCTCTAACTCTACGTTAGCACCAAGATCATCATCATTTACTGTGCCATCTGCTTGCACTGCAAACAGAATATTTGGATCATCTGCAACATAAGCCATACCACTGGTATGAGCTGCGCCTGACCATTGTTGTGAAAATGTAAGCTGTTTAGTGCTTACATCGATGAAACGACATCCTAGAAAAATACCGATAGGCGTACATGCGCTTGTTCCTGTATCTTTCTGGATGGTAGTGGTGGAGCCACCGTCAGTTAGCTTGACGATATCTCCATAACATATCCTTGTGGACTCAGATGATAGGATAGGATATTGACGAAAACCACCAGTGTATTCGCCACCCAAAGTTCCTACGGGTCTCAATCCAAAAGGAGAAGATACGCTAGACATTTGTCTACCTCCATTAAGTTGTACGGGTGCTTCGCTCTGGTTTCAGAACTGGCATCCGTGGATCATTGGTTCTCATGTAAGAATTATCAACGCTCTCAATCTGTCGTCTTGACTGCTCTTTGTGATAGTCCTTACGGGCTTGTACTGTTTCAGTTGCGTTGCTACATAATAGTAACCCACCAACTTCTACATTTTCTTTCCATCTTGAGTCGATATCGGACATAACGTGCAACTCTGGAAAGTCTTTGGCTAGTACAGGTGTCCATCCTTCACGAAATTTTGCAGATACGTTAGGTGTATCAGATTGACCCATCACTGACGTTCTAATCCAACGGAACTTTACTCCTTCCCTAGGATTAGGTGTCGGTAAAAGCGTGGGTCTTTCCCACACCTTCTTTCGAGTTGTAGTTTCTCGATTTTGCGTGTCTCTAGGTTCTCTGTCAGCCATTTGATTGTTCCTTCATTAATTGCGCTGCATACTGCTCATTGCTGAGTCCAAGTCGCCTTGCGAGTGCTACTTGCGTTTTTGTTAGACGCACTGTGCGTGATTTTTTTCCGTTCCTCTCAACGGGGGCTACCACGTTGCCATTTTGTAACTGAGGTGCTTCTTGCTCAGTCTCAAACTTGTTGGGGAATATCTTTCTCATTCCCTCATCTATTTCTTTATAATACTGTTCACTTCCTGGCACAATACCTTTTTGTTTTATTTCTTCATGCAATCCCATAGCTGTGCCACGCATTATTGTGTCTTTTTCGAACCAAGGATTGCTTTTTTGCCACTCCAAATCTATTTGGGATAGCCTTGGTTGCTGTGGCTTTGGAGCCTGCTGTGGCTCATTTGCAACAGGTTGTGGTGTATATTCATTTACACGAAACTCCTCATTTTGCAGCTTTGTCATTGCTGCTTGAGCTTCCATTAATTTATCTGGATCACCACTCTCATAAGCCTCTTTGTAGTCTCTTTTGGCTTTTTCTAACTCAGCACCTACCCTACCTTTAGCTTGATCTATAAGCATAGATTCGCCATCAGCTAGTGTTTTTCTTAGGCTTTCGTTATCTTTCTTTAATTTCTCCGCATATCTTATAGCTTCGTCTTGAAGCCTTGTGGCTTCTTCTTTTGCTCTTCTTTCCTCATGGTAGTCATACTTTAGCTTTGATATTCTTTTTTGAACATTGTCACTATAGTTTTTTACTTCTTCTTCTGATTCGTCCAAAGGAGCTTCTTTTGCTTCCTCATTCCTTTTTGGAACACGATCCTCTTCTGGAGTATCATCTATTATCTCAACATCAAAGTCATCATTTTCTACGACTTCATTACTGTCTTCTATAGTGTCTTCTATTTTTTCTGCTGTATCGTTCATATTCTCTTATATCCTCTTGGGTCTTCGACAACAGCCTCAACTGTGTCGTCATTAATTAATCTAAATTCCATGCTGTGAATTTTAAAGCGTGTTCCTGAGTATGACCTAAATATTACAAAGTCACCTTTTTTACACCAAGGACCTGTAGGAAACTTGTCCTCGTCCTTGTACGCATCGGGACCCAGGCTTACAACGCAACCTATTATTGATGCTATGCCTTCTGCATCTTTAAAGCTGTCAGGCATGTAAACACCGCCTTGGGTCTTTTCTTCTACTTGTATGGGGGATATTAAGAGTTTGTAGCCTTTTGGTTCAGGCATTTTAGAAGCGAGTTTTTGCTCTACTTCATTTTTTGTTGCTTCGTACATTTTTACCTCATGCAGTGATTAAGGATCACAGTTCCTTGCGTTAAAACGAAAAGTTCACTTGAACTTTTTTAATCATTAATAAATCTTTGTTCTATGTCAAGTATATCTTCTTGTATTTTTTCTAGACATTTGTACTCACCAACCAATAAATTATACTCTTCCATACTCTTTGCACCTCCTGTGGACATATGGTCTTTTAAGTTTTCTTTGTATTCGGATATTTTTTTTAAAAGAGGTGCGTAGATGCTTTCACTACTCATCAGTGAACTCTCTCGCTAAATCAATACCTTCTTGAAATCCTTGTTTTCTTTCTTCTATGGTAGACTTTTCTTTATCCTGTACAGCTTTTACTGCAACTTTAGCCACCTCAATCTCTTGATCTTTTTCTTTTGCTTTTGCATCCACTTGTAGTTTAGCCAAGTCCATTTCTTTTTTGTGTGCAAACTCAGCTTCTTTTAGAGCCATTTCTTTTTGCTGTATTACTGTAAGTGGGTCTTGCTGCTTTGCTAAAGCCTCTTGCTCTGCTACTTCTTTCTTACTCTTTTCTAGCACGGCAGCAGCAGCTTTGGCTGTAATTCTTGATAGCTCTTCTTCTACGCTATCTGGTAATGGCTTTTCTTCATCTGGCATTGGAACGCCTAGTTGCTGCTCTATTTCGGCTCTGTACTGAAATGCAACATGTTCAGTAATATGAGCCGCCAAAGCATTTTGTATAGCAGACGCAAAAGGCGATTGACCAATAATTTGCTGTATCTTCGGGTCTTGAGCAGCAGCAGTATGTACAGCAATGTGCGCTTCATGGTCCTGATATTTAAACGCTTTGACGGGTTCTTGTTTCATTATAGCCATATTCTCCGCAACTGGGTCTTTTGGCTTTATGTCTTCAGGTAGTTTAATTATTGTATCTGCTTCCTGTATTCCCAGCACTTCTA